TCAGCACGAACTGTTTGTGAAACTCCAGCATTTACATTTATTGTTTGATTTACAACAGCACCGCCGCCGCCAATTGATTTTGTGTTAGCATTGTTCATTACATTACCAGCAGAAGATGGAACAAATAATTCAGGTCCACGTTCACCAACTAAATAAGGTTGATTTGAATTTACATTACCACCAGACGCTCTGCCGCTTAAATTCATTTGTGGTAATGGTACATATCCTGTTACACCGCCAAAAATAGCGTTCATCATTTGATTTATAAAAAATAATTCAATTGCTTTTGCCAGCATTGTTTTAACAAAACTTTTAAATATATCCTTTAAACCATCTAAATTCATTTTTCCACTTACCATCATATCTGCCAAAGAATTTGAAAAGTTTTGAGCCATAGTTGCAACTGATGAATTAAATGTTTCCATTATTGGTGTTTGTGTTGTTAAACTTTCACTCAAAATTGCCATAGCTTCTTTAAATAATTCAGCATCAATTTTTCCCATAAGAAATGCTAATCTTAATGCTTCCATTTGATCTTTTGTGGCTTTTAATGGGTCAACCAAATTTTCAGCCATTTCTTTTGTTTCAGCAAATTTTTCATTTAATGCGGCAGAATGTTTAACAGCTTCAGCTTCAACAGCAGATTTATCTGCTATTTGTTGCTTAATCATTGCAATTTTATCAGTTGCGGCTTGCAATAATTCTAATTGCCTAAAACCTTCACTACCCATTGTGCCTTCTATAATTGAACCATCTTTACTGATATTTAATTGATTTAATGTACCAGCGGCTTCTGCGGCATCAATAAGTGCTTGTGAATAGCCAGCCGCCAATAACCCTGCATCCCTAAATGCTTTAGCTTGTTTATTCATTTCAGCATCAAATTGGGTTGTGTCTGGTGATAATATTTCTGCCGCTTGTGCTGTATCAGCTTCCGCTTGTTGTGTTTTAATTAATTTTTCAAGTATTGCTTGTTGTTTTTCTAAATTTTCTGTTAGTACTTCTCGTCTTTTTATAAGACCATCTATAGAAGTTGCGGCTCCATCGTCACCATTTTCAGCTAAATCAACAACTCTTTTATATTCTTTTTCGAAATCAACTAATGCTTGCTTTGCAATTTCTACAGATTCTTCAACAGACTCTATACTACTAGCTGGTTTATCATCAGAACGTAATGCCGCAAACAATCCTCGCACTGCATCAGTTGCCACATTTAAAGCTTTAATCACTTTTGTAGCAATGGGTAAAAATAACATTCCTAATTCTGTAATAAATTCACTGAAATTAGCCTGCAATGCTCTTAATTCATTTGCAAAACTTGTTGATGTTCTGGCGGCATCACCTTGTGCATCTGTAGTGCCTTTCATAATCAAGTTCATTCTTGCTTGTACTTTTTCAGCATTTGAAGCGGCTCTTGCACCTCCTTCAATGCCCATTGTTAGCAATTCTTGATTTAATGTTGCTTCAGTTATTACAACACCAAAACGTCTTACAGTTTCATGGTTTCCAACCAATGCACTTTGAAAAGCACGCATTGTATCAACTTCATTGGCATCATTGAATGAACCTACATCAACAGCCAATTTGGTCATTTCTACTGACAGTTTAGCCGCTTCACCTCTGGCAAATCCCATTGGAACAAAGGTATCTTGTAAACTAGAAGCCATACCTTCCAATGCAAAAGTTGATCGTCCAACTTCATTACCAAAATCATCTAAAGCACTGACAACATCATCTCTAAATTTACCAAAAACAACTGAAGACTTTCCTTGCATTTCTTCAGCACCAGAAGCCATATTAATCATTTTAACTGTGGCTTGAGAAATTGCTCTAACCGCAACACCAGCTATTGCTATTTTAGCAACTTTGCCAATACGATTAAATGAACGCTTCATTTTATCAGCAGAATTATCTACTGTTTTTGTTGCGCGGCGCAAATCACGCTTTAAATCAGATATATCAGCTTCAATGCGAACTAGGAGTGTGTCTACAGTTGCCATTAGTCAGGATACCTTTCCATCATATCTTTAAGCTCTGATTTATCCAGAGGCGGCGGTGTTCCCCCAGAATGAAAATCAGCAAAACCTTCTGTAGCAGAAAAAAATTCTTGCAAACTCATATCCCAGAAATCTTTAGGTCTCATTTGCATTCTTCCTAATCCTATTTTCAGCCAATCAGACCAAGGTAATTCATCTACTGTGCTACCGCCGCTTTCACGTTTCCCGATTGATCGCCTTCAGGCATTAAAGCTTTAGTTAAAATTTCGCCAACTGCTTTCATTCCTTCAGCTAAACCAGCATCCCAAACCGCAGATTGTATATCTTTCAATGTAACATCATTTCCACCAGCCCTTACAACTGGAAGTAAAATTTGACATATTTCTGTTGTGGTAACATCGGCATCAGTCAATCTTGATAAAACTTTCATTATGCCACAACCACAAGCATGTTCAATTTTTGCCATTCCGTCCATTGTCACTCTGGAGTTCCATGACTGTTCCCCCAAATTTATCACTAACTCGCCCCTTTTTGGATTTGTCATTCTTGACCTCTTTCGCGTTTATTAAAAGTATTTCGTTTCTTTGTGCTACATCTATAGCTTCTGTAACTTCCCAAATTACCGCACCCACCTTGAAGGTGTTTCCAACTTCAAGGCTTGAGGAGCAAGGTATAGAGAAGGTCGAGCCTTGGACATGGCAAGTATAGTCTTTACCATTTGCATTAATAGTAAGTGTTTCCCAAGCCATGTGTTATTCTCCTTTAAGCGGATGTAAAGGCGAATGCACCACTATTTTCAAGTGTTACTGAATATGTAGCTTCGCCATTATGTTCACCAGTATATTCTAGTGATGCAACCATGAATTTTCCTTTGTATGTACCGAAATCAGGTATAACAACTTCAAAATTCGCAAAGTTTGCACCGCCAAAAGCATTTTTAAGCGTTGTTTCTGAAGCCGCGTCTGTAAATACACCAGAACCAGAGATAGAACACGTTTGTATTCCACCATTTGCTAAGAGTTCACGAACTCCAGAGCTGTCTTTAGTTGTTACATCAACTGCTTCATCATTCATACTAATACCAGTTGAACGTAAACCGCCAACTGTTGTGTATGTATCTGCAGACGCCGCCGCCGTAGCATCTGCGCCAATTTTTAGTAGTAGGGCTGAACCTTTTTGAGCCGCCATGATTTATACTCCTTAGTTATCAAACAATACAGCGCGAAACCTCATAACTCCGTGCCGTGTAATTCCATCTTGTTCCGCTAAGGTATTACTAAACTCCTGTCTAATATTAACCAAAGAGGCTCCTGATACTGTTATAGCAGTATTGTGAAGCTTTTCATAGACCGATTGCATTATCTCTTTAATTTCTCGTCTACCTCTATATTGAGACCAAACGTGCAAAGTGATTGTATGTTCAACCCCGTCTAATGTTTTTGTGCCATTATTGCTTGTAGTTTCTTCACCAATGACAACATATGGATATACAGAACCTTCTGGAACATCATCATAAATAGGTATATTAGCACTACTTACGCCTGTAACATTACCATTTAAAGCTGTAAAAATTGATTTTTGTAATTGCCACGAATGTAAAGACATTAAACACCCCTTGCTTTCAATCTGCGATACATAGATTTTATTTTAGGTCTATTTTCTTCTAAAGCTGGTTGCATAAAGGGTCTTGCACTCATATCTTTTGTGCCAAATTCTAAATATTCAGAATAATCTGCACGACTTTCTATATCACAACCCAATTTATCAGCGTCATAAACTGCAAATATATTGCTTGCTAAAAATCCTGTATCAGTATTTGGTGGCTGACCTTCTGCTGAAGCCGTATGATTTCCATAAGTTCTACCACCACCGCTTGAAGATTGTATAGATTTTACTGCTGTATTTCTAACCATTTGACCAGCCATTGATATAATTTGTTTTGTTAATTTATCATATTCATTGCTAACTGATCTGTATTTTTTATTTCTTTTAGTTACTTTCATGCTAATTTTCACGTTGCCACCCCTTCAATGCAAGTAATTTCAAGATACTTGTCTTTATTATCCACATTGATAACGCTTTGAATGTTAAATATTCTAGTAACTTCTTCACCTAAATTTACAAATTTATACATTAATCTATCAGAAAAGTTTAAATTTCTTCTAAATCTAATCTTAATTACATGAGTCATAGGTTGTTCTATTTGATCTCCAAACAGCCTTTGATTGCCAGATTTTGTAGTAATCGTGCCATATACAGTAGCAAATGTTGTCCAAGCAGTAATTGCACCAGAACCGCCGCCATCTTGAGCAACAGTTTTAGACTGCAATTGTATTTTCTGACGCATACTACCTACACCCATTAGCTAATCCCCGACTTAAACATCTTGTCATACGCATTTCCATTAAAGCTTAGAATACGATATGGGTTTAATAATGATTGAATTATAGTTGGTTCTTTAACATCTTTGTCATAATCGCCCCTATGCTCATACATAAATGTTAAATATTGCAACATTGCTACTCTAATTGCTTCTGGAACATCCGTGATATTGTTACCATATCCGCTAGTAAAATTAATTTCTAAGCCGTTTGCTGGCCTTAAATCAGTTGGATATGTGCCGCCAGTTCTTAAAACAATTTTTGCTGGCTGTGAAACTATATCAACATAATAATTTGAAGTATTCCAAACAGCTACAACATCACTATCGTTATAATATTTTATAGAGCTTACCGATTGAACAGGGCTTACAGGAAATTCAATGTAGTTATTATAATCAATAACATCAATTCCTGTTCTCATGCCTTCCCAAAGGGGGTTATCTACCTGTGTAGCTCCATCTAAGAACATTTGCATAGTTCTGCTTATGAAATGCCTTCCAGTGTAGTTTTCAGCCCATTCTCGAGTTGCTACGATATAAGACATGATTTGTGATTTATCTACATCATCATCAAGCCTTAAATGTTCTCTAGCTTCTACAACAGAAATAGGTTCTATTGATGGTTGTGCTACTATTTTTAAACCCGCCATATTAACCTCACGCTAAATCATTGATTATATCAACTTGAATGAAATCAGCGTTTGGGAATGTTTCAACCGCGCCATCATCGTAAGTGATTTGGAATTCTGCTTGATAAGACCCAGCAGTATCAGTGTCTCCAGTTTGCCACAAATAACGAACAATACCAGCATCTTCATCAACAATTGCGGCTGTTGCATTAATTTTCGGTGTCGTTGCTTTGTATTTTTTCATATAAAATTTTACTGTTGTAGCAGTTAAATCTATTGCAACACCATTTGCATCAGATAAGACTGTTTGCAATATTGGGCTTGTATCATTTCTTTTTATTGTAAAAGGCATTACGCGGCCTCATTTCTACTGTTTGTGGTTAAAGCTGTATTTCTACTTGATGTTAGTGTTACTACACTTCTGGAGTTTTGGCTAACATTTACTATTCGTGGCAATCCAATATCAAAAATAAGTATTGGTATGGTTGGTGCATTTGTAGCAATATTATTTGCATTGAAATTATAAATAAGCGCAAATGTTGGTTCTATTGCATCAGGTGTGCCAGTTGTTATGCCGTTTGGTAATAATATATGGCCTTGATTAAACGCAGAAGAATTAACATTAACAGGTAAGGTAATAATATTATTTGCATTAAAATCATTATTTTCGATTATATCTGCCGTACCAAGATTAGGTGCGTTGGATATAAGATCAGCACCATCAATAATATGATCTTGTATAATAGAAACTGTATTTAGGTCTGGTGCTTGGCTATCAAGATTTGGCGTTGTAAATGTTTCATCTTCTTGCATTGTCACGCTTGGAACAATGAGTAGATTTAAATTTATATCATTTGCACTAAAGGCATTATTTTCAGTAATATCTGCCGTATCTAAATTAGCTGGTGCTGTATTTAAATTAGCTGTTTCTAGCGTTTGCCCCTGATTAAATGCAGAAGTGCCTAGTATAACTTGTCCAAAATTTAAATCATTTGTTAGCAATACACTAAATGTTGTTTGATTAGCTGTATCTAATACTGGATTTAAAGTGTTTAAATTTTGAGTTAAAAGTGTATTTTCTTCAGTTATGCTAATTGCATCAAGAACTGGTGTGCCAGCGATCAAAACGCCTGTATTAAAGGTTTCATCTTCAGACATAACATTGTCTGGAACTTGTGTAGCACCAGTTGTAATAGCTACAGCATTAAAATTATTATTTTCAGTAATATTTGCTGTATTTAATATTGGTTGTTCTGTCGCAATAGTTGCTCCAGATACAATATGTGTTTGCTCAATTTCAGATGTATCTAAAATATAAGTAGTTTCAATATTACCTGTAGATAATACTATTTCAGAAAATAATACTATGCTTGGGATACTTACATTGCCAGTAGAAATATCTACAGCATCCATAATTTCTGTTTGTAATATTACAACAGTATTTATTGTTGGATTTTGTGTTTCTAAGCTGGCAGTAGCAAAATTATGCTTTTGAACAAGTAAAGATGTAGGAACAGAAGGATTAGATGTAGTAATACTTTGTGCATTTAATACACGATTATTAATACCATCATCGCCTAAAGGTGAAGCACCTAATGGAAAAAATGACATTACTTATCTCCTGTTCACTACATATTAATTTTACTTATAACATTTATTGAACATAACGTCTTTAAAATTATTTTTCTTCTACAGCGTTTTGTTCTTTTAAAGTATCGCCTAGCATTTTTTCAAAAGCATTTTTACCAACTTTTAATTGGTCTAAATTAAATTCAGCAGAAACTATCTTTTGTGCTAATGAATTTACATGATTTATTATGACTTTTTGTTGATCTGTTAGTTGATCTTCAGTGTATTCTTTGTTGTCAATCGTAATAACCTTTTTTTCTTCAGCCATTTTGATCTCCTATATTTAAGTTAAAGTTATTCTGGTTAATAATTAAAGAGCCTCGACGACTTGGTGTTCAATAGAGATATTTTCCTCTCCATCAACTTGTTTTGTAGTTTTAGTTTCTTCTAGTATCTGCTCTAAATTAAGACAATTTATGTATTCAGATTTGTAACTAGAAATTCTTGATGGTACTTGAGAACCAAGAATATGTTCGTTTGTTCCAGTTGTTAAAGATACACACATATACCATTCAGTATCAGAAACATTAAGTGCTTCATCATTTGTCAGTTTTTCTTCTGGTATAAGGAAAGTGTTTTCAGATACCATCGTTATGTGCTTAATTGCCATATAAGAGTTTATCTGTTGATTAGAATTCAGTACAGAAAGCCTAGAAGCTCTAGCCGAAACTGCGTCTTCTACAGTATTATA